TAATCCAGTGCCAACTTTGTTTTCATCATACCATCTTGACGTAGTTTTAATGCAGTATCACGAACCCAAAGCCCTATAGCAAATGACATAACTAAGTCATCGTTATATCCTGTTTGAGCTTCAGCTCTACCACCGTTCCAAACGAACACGAACATCTCTTCTGCTAAACGATTTGACTTGATTACTGGAGCTCGCTCTCTGAAATACATCTCATACTTTGAAACGATGAGTGGCCTTGTCTTTGAACTGTTTGTAAAACCAGGAACCATCTGTGATTTATCTTTGAGGTCATATCCTTTTGGTATGTGAACCGATGGGTCTGTGTAACCATCTTCTTTGTATGTATAGTATAGATTTGGATAACCACGGTCAATTATTTGTTGGATTACCGCCCATCCTATATTAGCGTTTTCAACTACAAGAAGTGCATCGTTATATTCTGTTGCTAAAGATACAAGAAGATTACCATAAGACTTTGTATCTAACTTACCACGGTATTCTGCAACTTGTTCAATGTTTTCTATGTCCATAACATGAAAGGCAGAATAGTCCTTGCCATCACCACGGGCAACGTCAGCTGCAATCATATATGTCTTATTAGGGTCGGGGTCGTCCCATATCCAAAGGGCACCTTCGGCACCTCTCTTCTCTCTTGGTTCACACACATACGTCTTTTGATACCAGTCGATTGTATTACCGTCAACAACGGATTGACCCGATGAAAGGAAATCTCCATCGCACTCCTGTGCCGCAAGTGCAGGTCCAAGAATGATGTCTTGTTGGTCTCTCCAAGCTTGGTCTCTCTCAGGATGAACCGTCCAATGAAGGAAGATTGGATTGAAAGCACTTGTACCTGTCTTTGCATTGACCCACTGTTTATGATAGAAATTACCAACCCCGTTAGGAGTAGAGTTGATAATTGCAGAACCACCTGTGTTGATTGTAGACTGTGCAGAGGCCCAAATTTCCTCGATGTTATCAATGAAGGCGGCCTCGTCAATGATGAGAAGTGAAAGAGCTTCTGAACGAGCGGCATCTGCGGCGGCAGACACAGCTTTTATCTGAGAACCATTCTTGAAACGGAGTGAGAGTTTGTTATCTTCGACCACCGCAGTTTTCAACCACGATGGAAGATTGTCATACATAACTCTAACCTTCGTTACGAGATTTTTCGCAGTTTCTTGTTTAGTTGCAATAACGAGAATGTTTTGGTCACTTTGAAACAACATTAACCAAAGTGAATAACCTGCAATAAGGGTAGATATACCTAACTGACGAGACTTAAGACAGATGTTATATCTGTGGTCTCTGAAATCTTTGAGAACATCTTCCTGAAAGTTCCATAATTCAAATAGAATTTTACCACGAACAGGGTGTTGAATCTTTGCGTACTTCTTCATAAAGTATACCGGATTAGCAGCACACTTTACATATTCTTCTTTGATTATATCCCGTAACGATTTGTTCTGTTGAATCATTTTATCAATGCCACAAATATTGTAACCACAGTTGCTCCACCACCAAACCAAAGAATCTTATTGTCATACCACTTTGGTTTTAGTTCCTCTATAGCATCGCGCAATTCCTTGTTCTCACGTGTGAGGTTATTTACCTCACCATTTTTTGCAGTCAACTGTTCTTGGAAGTTTACCACACGAGTTTCATAATTACTCAACAATTTATCTTGTTGTGTTCTTATTTCTTCAGACCATCCAAGTGTACGGTTCAAGTTTGTAACAGTAGTCCGTTGCAGACTAACAGTATCTCTAAGTAACTGAATTCCGTTAGCAACTCGAATGATGTCTTTATTTGGTAAACAAGTTACTGAGTCTTTCTTTTGCCCAAACGATGATGTAATGGCAAGAAAAAATAAAATTGGTAATGTCCATCTCATATCCTCTCCTATTTGATTGAATCGAAAATCTGAAGTGCAGATTTTACATCTTTTGCTTTTGGTGTTGGTGGTTCTGGCTTTACAGGTTCTGGTGGATTACGTTTAAGAGAATCCAGTTGTCTTCTCTGTTCAGCAATTACACTATCCATACCACGACCGACTATAACTAAACTATCATATTTTGCACGATATTTTAGTACCTCATTATGAAGTGAATCGGCAACACGTAGTCTCTCTTGGAGTTCTCTTGAACTTGTAAATGAATCGTAAATTGCAAATAAAACACCACCGATAATAAGTGTTGTTACCAAAACCTTGTAAACTGTCCAATCTTTCATATTATCTCTTCGGGGTTGTTGAAACAAATTTAGCTTTACCGCGTCGGGTTGAACCATACTTTCTTTTACGAGTTACCGCACTCCGCTTTTGTTTTGTAGTCATACGTGCGGCCTTGGCAGCTGGTACACATTTTGGATAAGCTCGTTTGCCTCCCTTTCTAGATTTAGAACCAGCAGATGCACCACATGGAGGATGCCCACCCGATTTTGTTTTTCGAGAAATATCAGTCCATTTTTCACGAAACCATTTGCGAAGACCACCCGAAGGTTTCTTTCCTTCCATAAGGTAGCCTTTCACATATTCGCGAATAACTAAACGGGTAATATGTTCTTGACAAGAAGTCATAAAGATAAATATGTCATACCAATTTTTTAAACTCATTTAGTGGTTTGAATTTAATAACACCAACTCGTTTAGAAAGTTTAACATCATAACCTATTTGAAGTAAATCATTCTGAACATTATCTACTAGTCTCAATCTAACCGTGTTCAGGTCTTTTGGTAAAGTACCACCATACCATTTTTTAACGTAAAAATCAAGTCCTTCGTTAATTGTTCTTCCAACCGCATATAAAAATGGTTCTTTCATCAAATCCAATCCTCTTAACTTTGGTGAAGTTATCATATTACCGTAAACCGAGTTCTTACTTTCTATCACGTCAGGATAAGAATAACTAGGCGATTCACTTATAACTATCGGTAGATTTCCCATAGAACCACCTAATCTACTATCGTATGCACTATTTCTCAATTGTGAGAATACAGCAAACTGCCATTCTCTCTCACCACTTTGTAGGTCATAAACCGATTCGTGCAATTGTACTGTTAATTCCAATAAAGCAGGTTTTTTATTAGTATCATCAAAGACAAGATTAAACTTATTGTTTGTTGCAAAGACAGTTCTTGTTTGGTCTATAAAGAAATTGGATATGGTTACAGTTGTAGGTGTACCACCTCCAGTTCCTCCACCAGTCGCACCACCACCGGTTAAACCACCTCCAGTTCCTCCACCAGTCGCACCACCACCGGTTAAACCACCTCCAGTTCCTCCACCAGTCGCACCACCACCAGTACCGCCTCCAGTACCGCCTCCAATTCCTCCACCAGTTCCACTTCCAGTTCCAGCTGATTTATTTACTGTTCCAGGTTCTTTATCGTTAGGTATTCCGTCACCATCTTTGTCAGAATCCTGTGAATTTGGTATTCCATCACCATCTATATCATTATCTAAGTAATCAGGTGTACCGTCTTTATCTGTATCTTGTTTCTTCATAAAGTCGGGTACACTAATAGGAATACTTGGTAAACTAAGTAAGGTTACCCACGGTAAAACGAGTGGTACTGGTGAAGGAGAACCAGGTGGATAAAATAAACCGCTGTAAATACCAGCAACACTTAAAAGATGTTTAACTAACGTATTCGAAAATGCCGATAGTGATGCCTCCATATCTGTATTCTTAAACACTTTTTTAAGGTCTGAATCAAGTGGTTTAAGTAATCCTGGAAAAAGAACTCTAACACCAATTGTTGGTGCAATCATCGGAGGCATAGCTGGCATCGGTGCAAATGTTGAATTCATCCAATAGAAACAAAAACCTGTTGCCATAAGTGTAAACCCATGTTCTACTGAATCTTGACTTATGGACTTCAAGTAGAAGTTTGTTTTTAGTCCAAGAGAAAGGAATTTTTTGAGCACATCTTTGTCACCCTTTATTAACTTTGCACCAAAAAAAGGTGCGGTATCTCCCATGTTAGACAACTCATATGCCATAGCAATTTTATCTGCGGCATCGTCTAAATCGGAAACACCCCACGACCTCCAAAAAGGACGTAGGGTGGATTTGAATAGTTCTGCGTTCATAATTACGTCTTATCGATG